TGTTCTGCAATGTCTATAAAGCATTTCCCAATATAATTTGATATTGGTGCCTTAGGTTCTCCTGCATTTTCAGCTTCAATTAGAGCTTCTTTCCATTCACACATATGCTTGAAAAATTCTTTGTTATCAATATAGTGATTCTTTTTAGCCATGTAATCTGCTTTCTTTACATAATAATACACTCATAAAAAATAATTACAAGTTTTTTATTGACAAATTCTCTACACCGTTTACAATCCCCTGTGTAAGGGGTGAAAAGGAATACTCTAGAGTTACTTAAAGAGATTCATTTCCATATTCATCTGACAGTGGATCTGGGTTCCAGTCAGTCCAGCGATTACCATAATCAGGATCTTCTGTTTCATCTCCAGTATATTTTTCTTCACTGATTTCTTCTTGTGTGCTGTGAAAATTCGAAAGCATTTCCTCGTCGTCAGGATGCATCATTCCCGGCATAATACCTTCCATATCATCCATATCAAAATAACCTTCATCGATTAACTCCTTAAGAAAATCAGGGGGTAATATCATATTCATAAAAATTGAATTCTTAGGAAAGCCAGGAGGAATCCCGGTGGGTGGTTTTATTTCTTTTGGTACTTCTGGATTATCATCAATTGATTCTTCTAGTTTCTTTAAATCATCTAAAATCTTTTCTAGTGAAATTTCATCTAGTTTATTGTTAGGATTTGTTTTAGTTATATCTTGTTTTTTGGCTTTAAGAAACTGCTTTTCAGATTTTAGTTTTCTCTCTGCATCGTAAAGTTTACTCACATCACTAGAAGGTGAATTCCACGTTACTATAAAATTCTCAGGAATCTTTACAGTATCTTTTTCGATATTTATAAGCCAATCTTTAAGAAAAGTTATTTCTTGTGTCTGGCCAAGTGGAGTACTTCTAAATTGTGTGGTAAAAACCATGGGATTTTCTAGGATAATCTTTTCTCCTTTTTTCCCTTTAATTTTAGCGATGATCTCTTCACCACTTTGTAATTTAAGAACACGGTAGGACGAACTCATATTGTCTCCTTAGATTTTCATCGAAATTAGCTTATAATCAAAATGTTCCTTAGTATATATTTTGATTCTAGCATCAAGATGTCGCATAGTGTGATTTCTGTATTTTTTATGAGATAAATTATCTGCTAGGTCATATAGCTTCATGCTGTCCTTGCTCTCAGAGCGTCTCAGACCTCTTCCTATGGACTGCAAGACACGGATGACAGATTTGGACGGGGATGTAAAAATAATATTGTGAATGTTTTTGATATTGATTCCTGTAGAGCATGTACCGTAGGAGGCGACCAGAATAGCGTCTTTTTCTTTATCGACAATCTGTCTGATTTCCTCCCTCTGCTGGACATCTGTACCACCATAAATCATGAACACCTTCTTATCAGGGCACATTTCAGTAATAAGTTTATATAATGGTTTGCCGTGTAAGTCAACATAATTGAATAGTACGAGGGTGTTTCCCTTCACGGACTTTGCGAGCTTTGATATGAACTTATTTCTTCTTTCGTGTGCGACTATCCATTTCAACTCATCAATGTATTTTGCTCGTTTGATCTGTTCAATTTCTTCTGGCTTATATTCTAGAACAAGGCAATCAATTGACAGATTTGATAATACTTCCTTTTCCATGAGATTCTTCGTGGTCGTTACTTTATGTACTCTACCGAAAAGTCCTTCGATTACAAGCTTATGTACCTGTGTCCCATCGAGCGTTCCGGTGGTTCCGATACGGAAATCTGCGTTTATCATTTTGGACATAAGTGAGGTCAGAGACTTTGCTTTGAATAAGTGACATTCATCACCAACCACCATCTTATACTGCTCAAAGTATTCTGTGGGCATTTTATAGATGCTCTGCCAAGTGGATATCACGACCTGCTTAGGTGTGGTCTTATCCTGACCCGAGAAAATTGTGTGGCAGTTCTTTTCGACTTTCCATTCCTTACCAGCATAGTCACGGAAATCGTTATACATTTGTGAGACCAGACCAGTGGTTGGTACTACGATTAAAATCTTTTCATCATCTTGTATTTGATCGAGGTAGTAGCGAACCAGGCAGTAGATTATTAAAGATTTACCACTTCCTGTTGGGGATAGCAGAAGAGATCTTTGTGTCTTGATTGCATGTTTTATTGCAGAAATCTGGTAATCGTATGGAGTTATTTTTAGATTGAGCGATGCTATGAACTGCTCGACTTCATCTGAATCAAGTTCTACAGTGTTATCGAAATCTTGTTCGATTGTGTAGTTCCTGTCTTTCGCGAACTGTATGAGATAGTCCATCAGACCGATATAGAGTCTACGTGAATACAGGTTAAACAGGCGGATCATACCATCCCATTTTTTATTCTTATATGCTGGAGTAAATTGATAGTTCGGTACTTCGAAGGTGAAGAACTGGTTGAGTTCTTTTGCGATCGAGTCGTCACAGTCAATTTTCATATTGACGGAATCTAACTTATGTACATCTATGTGAGTCACACATTATTTATGCCCCCTGTGTGAACTTGATCCAGTCGAGTGCGGCTCTAATATTCCACTGCCGGTTGGATATCATTTTTACAACACTCTCCAGATAGCTAACAACTTCTTGCTGTAGTGTAATCTTTGCACCTAGCTTGATCATTTCTTCATCAGATTCAACGAAGCGATCCACTTCGGTCTTGAGAATTACTAGATCAAATGGTTCCCAACCGAATCTGTCAAGATCTTCTTGGGACATTTTACCTGTGTAGTATAGCCATTTGTTACGTCTCTTGACTTTCTTCTCAGACAACACATGTTCCAACTTTAGCTTTTCTTTGCTATAGAGGATTAGGTACTTATTATGAATTTGTGGGGTTCTGAGTGACTCGGTATCGAGTTCTGTTTTGTCAATCTCTAAGTCTACATTCACCATCTCATAAAGTTCATTAAGTATCATTCATTCCTCATTCTATTGAATATGAAGTATAAGAAAATGTGGCTGTAGCAATCACAGGTTCTGTATCAACAACCACCGAGGAAAATTGAATTCCACTGATCCCCACAGGGAACATGTCCTTGAACACAATTTTCCTTATCTGATTATACGATCCATCCATGATTTGTAAAGTCGCATCTTTGAAAATATTACTGTGACCGTTCCACTCACCCGGAACATCTTCTGCCGTACTACAGGTTCTCATCCAGTTGTAAACTTCTAGCCAGTTTTTCATTTGTTCATCTACGAGGAATGAGATTGACATATTCTCATAGAAATATCGTCCAACTGGTATTCTAATAGGAACACCTAATTGTGCAACAGGCAATTCAAGTGGTGATATTGTGAATGATGGTAGATTTACAGATTGTGCAAAGTACTCTACATTAGGAATTTCCGGAAATTCCAACTTGAAAAAATTTGTTGCTAGGTAGTTATTTGTTGGTGGTTGTGACATACTAAAAGTATTTATAAAAAAACAACGAGGGTCCGAAGACCCTCGCTGCTATAATTATTATTCTAATATCAAGATCAAACAGGTGAGTTACCGTGAAGGTTCTTGATTGCGAAGAGACGGTAGTACTGGTTACCACCGGCGGTTGCGTTGAATACGTCACCAGATCCATCGTTACGAGCGAATGGGTTGTTGACCATTCCGTAACGAGTCTTGAACCCGATACGAGGCTGGAAGCTGTCCTGACCAACCGCACGCACCATCTGGAGGGGAACGTAGGGGCAGTAGAATAGACCAGCGTCATAGGGACTAGTTCCCTTGTAACCAATACAAGCGAAATCAGTGCCAGTAGTGCTTGAGTAGGGATCAATGTAGACTCTCATCTTACCATTGAGAACACCAGCGAAGGTGTTACCAGTGTCATCAACTTCCAATTGGTTGTTGATTGCAGGTGAGATGTTAAGGAAGCCACCCATTGCGAGAGCACTTGCGACATCTGACGAGCAGATGAGGAAGTTACCCTTACCACGGCGAGTTTCCTTAGCGATGGTGTTGGCTTCACGTTCGATCTGGAACATGAGACCACGGAAGCGTTCTGCGCTCCAACGACCATCAGAGTCAGCGTTGAGGTCATAAAGACCACCGATTGCAGCACCCGAAGCCCTACCTGAAAGGTCGGTCTGTTGAGCACCTAGCTGCGCGTTGTAGTAGATGGTACGAACAAGTTCTCGGTTGATTTCAGCGAGAATTTCAGTGCTAAGAATGTTAGCAAGTTCGGTCTCAGCATCAAGTCCGTGAACAGCCTTGAGATCCTGAGCAAGCTCAGTGGTGTACTCAGCCTTGAGCGCACGGCTACGAGCAGAGACAGCAACACGATCAATGTTGAATGCCATCTGAGCGAATGCACCGTCAACGTTAGAACCGAGCTTTTCGGCAGTACCGGTAAGCATTCCACGGAATGCCGTAGCGAATACACTACCAGCAACAGCTTGACGGGGGTCAGTTCCACCGTAAGTACCACCAGCGGGCGAACCAGCAGTGACACCAGTTGGGTTTACACCACCGGTAGCACTGAATGCTGCAACACCGTTGACCTGCGAAACAGGACCGGAGTTACCAGAGAACTTAGCGTTAGCTTCTTGGAAGAGAGCTTCGGGGGACGAAGCAACTGAACCAGCACCAGCAGCAGCCTGAGCACCGTAACGGGCACGCATCGCAAAGATGAGACCGGTAGGAGCACTCATGGGCTGAACACCAGCAATGTCGTAAGCCATTAGGTTTGGCATAGCACGACGGACGAGGCTAATAAGGACGGGATCATAACCAGCAAGAGCGCCGACGCCACCTGCTGTGATCTGAGGATCAGAGAAGTTACCACCCATTGCGTTGGCTGGTCCAGCTTCCTGAATGTACTGCTCACGAAGAGCTTTTTCTTGGTTTTCTAGAAGGACCGAAGTTACCTTCTTCTTATATGAATCTTCGATTCGAGGGAGTGCATCATGCTCAAGTAGGGGTTCCCACTTTTCGCAGAGAGCATCCATTGGGGCTTGGTTGTTAAAATCCATTTTTAGATTTCTCCTGTTAGGGTTATTGTTTTACGTAAAAAATATTTAATTAGTGCTTTCTCATATGGAAACCAAGGGTATCAACGTATTGATCCATTGCACTTCCATTTGAGATTTTCTGGTTGGTTGTTTCTTCAATAAGATCAACTGGTGTAGCTACTGGAGTGGTGTGCTCGAAGTATGCCTCATGTAGTTGTGATAACTTATTGTTGAAACTCTGGGGATCTTCGAAAGAAATTGCTTCTGCAAGAGCACCAAACTTCTCAACCTCAGTGTCAGCAAGACCCTGAGTATAGTGTGCGAAAAGCTGAGCCTTTGTAGTGTCATTTAGCTGTGAATTAAGATTAACATTTGTTGCAATCTCCTCGTTGAGATCTTTCTGAAGCTGTTCGTTTGACTCGAATAGTTCATCAAGAACATCATATCGTTCGTCGGGAACGTTGATGTAGTGAGCTTCAAAGAGACCCTTAAGACCAGTGATGAAGGATTCGGCAACATCAGTCTTGATTCCACGCTCAAGAGCGAGTTCATTCTTATTAATCCACTCTTCAACTACGTAAGTAAGATAGTCATCAAGTTTTTCTGCAAGATTACCAACAACTTCTTCTAGTTGTTCACTGAGAACGGTTCTATAAGACTCATCTAGTTGAGTCGCAAGATCGTTGATCTTACTGTTTACTGCGGCTTCGAATACGGTTCCTGCGCGGGACATAAAATCTTCCGAAAGATCTTGACCGTCAAACATGACTCCAAGATGTTCCGCAACTTCTTCTGCACCCATCTGGGGAACATAAACAGTTGCGGGATTGTAAGCAAGACCCTTAGCAGCAATACTTGCTTGGTTTGCCTGTGCAATCCCATCAGGGATTACTGAATTATCAGCAAACTGCTGACCCTTACCGGATGCGTCATATGAACCTCGACCCGAGGTGTCGTAGTCTGCCGAACCAGTATTATTCGAAGATGTGTCTGCACTTGCAGTCATTTCTTCTTCTTCCTCGTATCGTGTATCTTCCATTGAAAGCTCCTTTAGCCTATTCTTGATATTTATAAAAGTTTAAAGTTTAGATAGGAAATGCTTGAAAGCATTCAAGGCTGTTTCCTGTAAGTTTTTACTAGACGCTTGTTTGATCTGTTTTTCATAATGTGCAATCTGTTGTTCACGGAGTAAACCATTGTCCCATATCCATTCTTTACCTTCTAAAATGCCATTTACAAAGGCATCTGGTGCAGATGGATCCGCTACAATATCGACAGCAGATAGAACAAAGTCCTTCTGGACTTCATTGATTCCGCCTGAGTTCCTTTTTAGTGAACCCATACCACGAGAGGACACACCGAGACATGCTCCCTCGTCGATAAGACTTTTGACGATGTTGCCCATGGGTGTATCAAGGACTTTTGATTTTCCGATGAAGTTGTTTCCATCAACCTTGAGTTCCTTGATAATATGGGAAACCTTGTCAAGGTTTACAGTAGGACCGGATGGGTGATTGAGTTCACCCATTGCACGGTTTTTATTTACATATTCAGTGACATACTTTTCCACTGCGGGACCAATATGTGCGGTTGGGTAAATACGGCCGTTCCGGTTCTTCTGCTCTGCTTGCATAAAGACACCTTCGATGTAGTAATTCTTTACACCATCCTTTTTCTCTACGAGGTACTGTACGTCCTCTACCATTTCTGTAATGAGTTTCATGTCTTTATACCTTTCTTGTTATTATCTACGTTCTCTGCCTAGAGGGTTACTTCCGCCTCCGCGAGGACCGACCAGACTACCAAATCCGTCTGGATCTTCGCGTTCTGGGCGCCCTGCGACGGAGATTGGATCGCTGACATTACCACCACCACCGGGGCCCTCAGTAGGAACGTTAGAAAGTGCATGTAAGAATAAAGCGATACTAGGACCATCGGCGCCGGGTGCGATAACTCCTGCTTCGAACGCTTGAGCTATAGCTGATTCCATGGATGTATTTAACGTACCATCTGGATTCGTGAAATTTGCTCTTACATATGCAGTTGCATCTGATTGATTATCGAAAGGCTCACCAGCACTCTGTTGCATTTCTGCTGTTTCTGCACCGGCTGCGGGTGCGGGTACTGCTGACATGGACATGTTGGAAACCGTTGGTCCACCTTTACCACCGTCAGCCTTTTCAACTAGTGATGGGGCGACTTCTTTGTATTGTTCTTTGATTGCACCGGAAAGGATATCGTTAAGATAACCCTCAGTGGCTTTCTTTGCATCAATTAGATTCTCATCTAAGATGTGTCTGATTATGTCTAGGCTCTGGGACATTAGGTATACCTTTCCTTAAATTTCGAACAAAAATCAATAGTATTATTGAAATTTGATTGTGTTTGTACTAATCTATTAATTAGATTGGTTTGATTTGTTTCGTTTAAATTGTCAAAAACTGAAAGAACTTTTTTGCTATCTGATGGTCTAAGAACTTCTTCATTTCCATCTTCTAGTACAATAGCTATATTGCTGTTTTGTTTGATACATTCATTAAGAACACCAAGTATTTCATAATTTGGTTTCTCATTATTTAGACTTTCGTTTGATTCAAAAACCTTTTTTAGGGTTTCAAATACAAGAGTTTTCTTTTTTTCTTCTATCTTAGCATTGATAATATCAGACAAGTTTTCTTTGAACTCATCTTCATTTTCTTCTAAGAAATATTTAATTAAAGAAACTGTATTCATCCTTGAAGTCCTTGCTGTTCAGGAGATGGGGGTAGCTGACCTGTCTCCCTTTCTATATTTATCTGATTTTGCATCTGGATAATTTCTTCGTCACCCATTCGCAGGATATTTCTTTTGACATATTCCTCTGAGAAATATTGCCCAATAAGGGGCTGAATTTGACCTAACATCTGTAAGCGATTTGTTAGGATTTCATTTTCTTTAAGTTCTGTGAAGTATGAGTCCCTATTAAAGATGATTTCAATATGGGGACTAATTTCATTCCAGTCATCCTCGGTGATAATTCCCTTGAGAATACACTGGACTCGTAGAACGTCCAAGAAGATGTGTGAGAACCTAGTTCTGAGTCTTTCAATATACTTGTAGAAGTTAACTTCATCCCGAGTAATCTCTGCTGATCGACCCATATTAAAGCCACTGTCAGCTTGCATTCGAGTGATTGGTACATTAAGTGCGCTGTATACTTTCTTGAGTAAATATTCAACATCTTCCATCTGACCGAGGTTCTGACCTCCGGGTAATGTAGTAATTTCAGTTCCTCTACCACCTTCACGGCGTGGTAGGTAATAGTCTTCGAGCATTGACATATGATCTCTACTATCGTTGACCTGTCCTGTACCCTGATTGTATACCATTTTGGTTCGATATCTCTGCATGACTTCTCTGAGATATTGTTCGGCTTTTTGTTTGGGTAGGTTACCAACATCGATATAGAAAACTCTTCGTTCTGGTGCTCTAGAAACTCTATAGACTACAACGGCATCTTCGATCTGTCTGAGCATGTTTATTGGTCGAATTGCTTTCTGTAGATATCCAACAACTCTCTTTGAATTTGCATCAACAAGACCTGAGCTTGCATATGCAATAGAATCTTTGGTGATGTTTAGTCCTGTATTTGATGTTGGATAGACTGAATCTTGTTCAGTATTGGTGTAAACATAGTACTCTTCTATCTTTTTGACTGTGGATACTTGATTACCGGTAGAACTTTTGTCACGAATAACTTTTCTAATTTTCTTAAGCTTGGTTGGATCAATGGGTCTAAGTTCTTGAATGCCCCTAATTGGATCCTTTTCATCAATTATAATTTGGTAGTAGAGCTTAGAATCAACGTACCATTTTCTGAAAATTTCATATGCTTTTTTGTGGAAATCCATGAGTCGAAGAACATAGTCGAACTCTGTTTGCATTTTGTTCTTGATTGTTTCGGATAGTTTTACACTACCCAGACCAACCTTTACAGGCTTTCTATCACTACCCATAACAATTGCTTCGTTACAGATGTCTTCGATTGCATTATCGACTTCAGGAAAAAGGGCTAATCCACGGTATCTTTGAATGAGTGCGTTTTCATCTCGAACAGCTCCAGTGAAATCGACATACGTCCCCATGATTCCGCCGGTTTCGAACGAATATGAACCATCATATTCATCCGGAGAGATTGCAGATGTAGCTACAGATGCAGGTTCGGTTGCAACACCCTCACTGTTTCCTGTAGTTCTTCCAATTGTGAAACCTAATAGATTAATCGCCATTTTTTCTCCATACTATATTAATAGTTGATACCTTTAACTAAGTTGTACTGGTATTCAACTGTGACTGTGAATTCCACTAAAGTATCTATGGAGTTTGAATCCATAGAAATTGGACCAACGATGGTTGGCCAACAACCAATAAGTTTTACTGATTTGATTATATCACCACTAGTATCAACTTGATGAATTTCCCAGTCTGTAGTAAATTTGTTCCATTCTTGACTACTGACGTTTGATTCATGATCATTGATCACATTGCTCCATTTATTAAAGCTGTTCCATAGTGATTTATTTTTACTTGTATTTTGATCAAGAACTCGGAAGGTCCACGGGAAGTAGATTCTATCACCCGGCCACTTTAATATCCTACCTCTGTATGGAACTCTGATAGGGTTTACCTGACTCGGTGGTAGACTCGCTGCTCTGATAAAGAATTTATTCAAGTCAGTTTCGGAATCATTAACGCCAGTTGGAAAATTCATTTCCACGTCATAACGGTGAGTTCTATTACCCCCGGTAAACTTATCAATAAATACGTCTAAGTTACTATCGTTCGCCATCAATATCCACCGGAACCGGATGTGAGATTATTACCAGAACTAGGTGCTGTCGGTGCTGCTGTTGGTGATACATTGCGACCACCAGTTGTTGTAGATGATCCTGATGCAGTTCCGGAACCAGTTGATGTATTAGGAATAGCTTGTGTTCCACTCAATGCAGTGAGCCTAATACTTATAGTTTCCACGCTTCTAGTAGGGTTGATTACTAAATCTACAACAAAACCATTTTCATCAATAACTGTTTGTGGGTTATTGACGCTATCACATACTATGCTATATTCACTAATACCACCTGCTGAAAGAACACTCCGAAGTATTGGATTTGCTGTATTTACAAATGATGCTCTACTTGCTTCATCATTTCTTTCAAAAAGATATTTTCTTGCAACAGTTGATACTGTACGATTAAGGTAGATAAACGTTCTACTAACATTGACGTAATCAAAGATAGCTGGATCGGACTGTGACTCCCTACGTCCAGTTTTATCTGAGAAAA